CACAGTGTATGTATTGTTGACAAAGCTGGACCGTAAAGTTTTATTAGACGGTCCGTTGTTGAGATTGGTTCTTACATTGTCTTCAATTTTGACCCAGGCACGGCCATCATATCTAAACAAACGATTTGGAAAATAATCTAATCTCAGGCAGTACTGGCCTTGCTCGGCATAGTTTGGGAACGCTACACCGGGTGTAACCGGTAGCCCGTTTGGTGCAATTCCGTCTCCAGTGAGATAACCCATGGTCCATCCATCAGCTGTTGGAGTTTGACTTTGGTTAGAGGACAATGGATTGGTTGCACTGGCATTTATATCAGTGCTGTCAATGGTAACACCATTGGGGTCGGCTGGGGTTCCGTCAGGGTTGGTGGGATAGATGTAAAATTTCACAGTGTCATACCCACTGAGTGGAACTTCAATATCAGCTTCCAGTAAAATAGCATCGTTTATTTCGTAGTCTCTTGGTCTGGTACTGGCTCGATCAGCAGTGGTGGGAGGATCAATCTGTTGCCAATAAGTGGTATTAGTTATTTCTGTGCCTACTGGCACATCTATCTTAGCTTGATAATAAGTATCTCCAGAATTCACAATATTTCCTTGCGGATAAAAATTACCATTGTCCCAAATTTGTTCACTGACAAATGGTTTGTTGACAATTTCCTGATACTCTTGGGCATTGACCATGGGAGTACATTTTACTCGCCACAAGTGCGGCATCCAAGTTTGGCTAAAACCCTCGCTGGCAAATGCGGAATCTTGAATAACATAATATCTTGGCAACGCTCTGGGTATGGACTCGTTTAACGGATTCATATCTCTGAGGTTAGGTATTTCAAGAACATCACCACTCATGAGTTTACGTCCCATGGTGTCAATCATGTTGTTGTAATGAAATGTAATAAAAACTGTGTCATTATTTAAAAACAAACCAAACTGGCTGAGATCAAAGTCAATGTCTTGAGTCCGGTACACTCCACGCATTATGTAAACATCGGGATCATAGGCACGATCTCGATTCTCTAACAACAGCAGGTCTTGAATAAACAAAGGATTTTCTTGACTGTAAACCGGTTGAGTGGCATCATAATTGCCACTTTCTACCGAATCCTCGTCACTAGTTTTTGGACCAAGATATTTGTGAAGATAGATATCAAGGCCACCAACAGTGTACATTTCGGCAATGGTTCGATCAAAAAATTGATAATCGTTGGTGCGATTTGGGCGGTAAAGTGACAGTCTTGGCATAGTGTACTATTTATGGGCAGGTTGACCAATAATTCCAGAAGTGCTATAATTTGGGTATGTTAGAATATTTCGAGCGTATTGATGAACTTGCGGCAAAAAGCCGCAAATTGCCCATGGATGCCTGTGCAGACATGTTGACAATGTGCGAAGCGGCTCGAGATATTGCTGTGGAATTGAGCAAAGAGTTGGTTGACTGCCGAAGACGTGGGCGGCTTAGCGCCAGAAGTGAAACTCTAATAACCCGTCTAGATGATTCCATAGCCAATGTAGAACGAATGTTGACCTATGCAATTTTATTGTACCCAACAAAATAACCAATATAACTTTAGTGCTACTTTTTAAGTACTTGACCGATTAATCTGGATATGCTATAATTACACAACACACAAACAGGAGTCCGCATGAAAGTTGCAACAAAACCCCTTAAACCAATGAATCCGCGTAGTCCCGACACAAACCACATGGGACTGGAACCCACCTGGCAGGTTCAGCCTATTGAACACCGAGTCAGCGCATTGGGCCGAGCACTTTCATGGTACAATTACTTTTACGGCAAGAAAGATGCTCGTGAGATGATTGTAAATTACTTGGAAGCACATGACCGCAAAGCAGATGTTCGTACACTTAAACGCATCCCGGACAGCTCAATACGTTTGACCACAGGCTGGCTGTGTCGTATGAACATGATGGGCCTAGAACTAACTGATCACGAGCAGATTAAGTTGGATACCCTTCTCAAAGAGATCTTGGAATCCAAACAAGATGATGTAGCAGAAGAAACACCAGTGGATGATGTAGTGCCTAAGATCACCATTCAAGATCGTCTGCGTGAAAAAGTAGCAGATTGTGCTGGTGAACTTGAAGGACTGTTTGACGAGTTCCTAATCAGTGGTGCAAAGATGTCAGCAGACTTCAAACCTATCTCAGTTATTCGTGGAAAAAACGTTGCACCACAAATGGTCGGCACCATTGCTGATGTTTGGAAACGACGCCAAGCCGAGTTTGAAGAAGTAATTGCCGGCAAAGATCCACAGCTGGTTGAAGCTTACGGCCATCTTGGCAAAATTCAGTTGCGTAATGTACTCAAGTTTTGCGAAACTGTGATCAATGATTGTGGCGCATACGTACAGATCAAAAAAGTTGAGCGCAAGCCACGTGCTAAAAAAGCAGTGAGTCCAGAAAAGTTGGCCAGCAAATTTAAGTATCTTAAAGAATTTGCCGAACTCAAACTAACAAGTTTGCCAGCAACAGCTCTCGTCAACAAAACCGAAGCCTGGTTGTATGATACCAAGAAGCGCAAGCTTGTACATATTGTTGCAGATGAGTACACCAAAGAATTTACTGTTAAAAGTAATTCTATCATTGGATTTAGTACAGCAGAGACAACTCAGAAAACACTGCGAAAACCAGCAGAACAGCTAAAAGCTATTACTACGGGTGGTAAGCCTTCGGCACGTAAATTCTTCAAAGATATCAAAGCCACAGAAGTAGCATGGAACGGCCGAGGTACAGAGAATCTAATCATTCTCAAGAGTTGGTAAATATTAGGGACAGGAGTCCCTAATGGCTGACCAAACACTAGACCCGCTAAAAAAGAAACTTATTGAATACGTAGAACTGCAACTAGCAAGTCAGATTATTGACGTTGAACTAGATCCTGCACACTACGAAGCCGCGTATCAACGCACAATTGGTGTTTATCGCCAACGTGCACAGAATGCCTATGAAGAAAGCTACAGTTTCATGGAAATTCTCAACGATACCAATGAGTATACTTTACCGCAAGAGGTCACGCAAGTCAGACAAATCTTTCGTAGAACCATTGGTATGAGCACTGGGTCAGGTGGTGCGTCATCATTTGATCCGTTTGGAGCGGCCACACTCAATGTGTACTTGTTGAACTTCAATCAAGCCGCAGGTGGTATGGCCACCTATGATTTCTATCAACAATATGTTGAACTTGCGGCACGTATGTTTGGCGGTTACATCAACTATACGTTTAACCCAGTTACCAAAAAACTGCAACTCATTCGTGATCCACGCGGCAGTGGAGAGGTGGTGTTGCTGTGGACCTACAACTTGCGCCCAGAAATTGTGCTGTTAAGCGACTTTCAGATAAGCCAGTGGATACGTGATTATATGGTGGCCGCCTGCAAGATGATCATTGGCGAGGCACGTGAAAAGTTTGGAACCATTGCCGGACCACAAGGTGGAGGCACTCTCAACGGTGCCGCAATGAAATCAGAAGCACAAGCAGCCATGGACAAATGTATTGAAGAACTAAAACTTTATGTGGACGGCAGTCAGCCATTGACTCTAGTAATTGGATAACAATTTTGACTACATTGCTTGTGGGGTGTAGCTATCTACACAACATTGATCAAGTTCAGATCAACACTGATAAATTTAAAATTTGTGCTACGCCTGGCTCAGGTAATCAAAGCATGGCAGCACGAGTCGTCTACGAATGTAGCCAACAACAGTTTGATCAAGTTGTGGTAGTTTGGTCCGGTATCAATCGATTGGATTTTCCAATTGGCAAAGCACTGCACAAAGTACAACCAAAAGACAAGTCTGGGCTGTATGACTATGGATACTTCACTGAAATTGGTGACATGGTCTGGTATCACAGCGGAGGTTGGGGACTGAGTGGTTGCTCGGATCCTTGTCCAACATTTTTGCAATTGTTTTTTAAAAATCAATACCTGGGTTCCAGTGATCGCTATCTAAGTGAAATGTCCCTCCTGTCTATAATACAAACACAATCCTTCTTGGCAAGTCGTGGTATCCCTTACAAGATGAGTTTTATATATGATGTCTATGCTGAC